ATAAGCTTGAGCGTCCGCTACGAGCAAACAAACTAGGAGAACAAATGGCAACGACAGTAATTACCGGTCGCGATGTCACTTTCACACTTGACTCGTCTTCCTACGATGCTCAAGCGACATCCGCGACATTATCTTGCGAGACGATTATTGAGACCTACCAGACTCTCGATGGTCGCGCTTACAAGTCAGTAGATAAGCAATGGACTTTTACAATCGAACTATTGCAGGATTGGGGCGCAGCTTCTTCCTTGTTCGAGGCTATGTGGACAGATGCAGAAGCAGCACCTAACACAACACTCGCCGTCTCATTCACAGCAGTAAGCGGCGCAGTCTTTACTTTCAACGTTCTACCAATCTTCCCAAGCGCTGGCGGAGCTGCTCCAGGAGCACTTACCGATACTTGGACGATGACAGTCGTTGGACAACCTTCAGAATCATTTAGTTAATAGATCGGGGAATCGGGAGCTATGAAGTTAAACCTAACAATTAAATACAATAACGGCGAAGTAGAAACTTACGTCGCTGGCTTGCCAGAGTGGGCTAAGTGGGAACGCAAAACCGGGAAATCTCTTTACAAGATGACCGAGATAAGCGAATACCAACAAACGGATTTTCTGTTCTTGGCTCACTCGGCTTACGTCAGAGCCGCAGCTGGGAAACCAGTCAAAGCTTATGACGTTTGGGAACTTACAGTCGAAGAACTCATAATCGGAGATCCTGAAGGCCCAAAAGTCACCCAGCCGGAAGCTTAGGCCGACTCTTAGTTGAGTTAGCAGTCGCTACCGGCGTTCCAATGTCAGAGTGGAACACTTGGGAAGATGTTTTAACCGCGATGGACATATTGAAGGAGAGAAATGAGTTTCGATAACACTCAGCGCGTCTTTCAATATGACAAAGGCGAACTGAGAAAAATTGCTAGTGTCATTCGCAAAATGGGTGATGAAGCAAAGGAACAAGCTCGTTCTGTTACTGGCACTTTAGTTGATTTCGTCGTAGGTGAAATTAAGAACGCAGCTCGAGCCCACCCAAGACCTAAACAAGCGTCGAGAATTGCCGACGGCATTAAAATTAGTAAAAGCTCCGTAGTCGGTGAGTTTGGAATTGGCTTTGCAGGTCAAAGATTTTCAGGCGGCGCTACTACACAGCTAAGACAAGGCAGACCTGCTACAAATGCTATTTTGGCCGGTGTCGAATTCGGATCAGATAACATTAAACACTTTTTACCAAGAACTCCTAAATTCGGCGATAAAGGAAATGAAGGTTATTTTATCTGGCCTACTATGCGCCGAGTTCAACCAGACATTATTAAACGATGGGAAGAAGCTTTTAATGATGTCGTTAAGGAATGGGATGCCTAATGGCTAGCGGTAGTAGAACGCTTAAGTTATCAATCCTTGCTGATATAGATAACCTTAAAAAGAATTTAACTGAAGCAGATAAAGAAGTTCAAGGCTTTGGCGGTAAATTAGAAAAGTTTGGCAAAATGGCTGCTGCCGCTTTTGCGGCTGCTGCTGCCGCAGCTGTCGCTTATGCCGGCAAACTTGCTATTGATGGCGTTAAAGCTGCTATTGCTGATGAGGCAGCGCAGACCAGATTAGCCAATGCTCTTAAGAATGTAACTAATGCGACTGATGCACAAATCGCAACAGTTGAAAAACAAATAAGCCAAATGTCTTTGGCCGTCGGCGTAGCAGACGAACAGTTACGTCCAGCTTTCCAAAGATTAGCAACCGCGACCGGCAATTTAGATAAAGCAAATGAAAGCCTTGCTTTAGCTCTTGACATAAGCGCATCAACCGGTAAATCTGTTGAGACTGTCTCTAACGCTTTAGCCAAGGCTTACGAAGGTAATACTGGCGCACTTAGCCGCTTAGGAATTGGCCTATCAACTGCCGAAATAAAGAGCCTAGGTTTAGACGGCACAATGAAGCAATTGGCGGATACGTTTGGCGGATCTGCAACGGCTCAAGCAAACACTTTAGAAGGTCAGATACAAAGATTACGAGTGGGCTTTGATGAAGCTAAAGAAGCAGTAGGCGCGGCTTTACTTCCGGCAGTTAAAGAATTTTTTGACTATGTAACTAATCGCCTAATCCCAATTCTTATCGAAGCCAAAGATAGAGCGCTTGCACCTATTAAGAAGGCTTTTGAGGATAACCGAGACGCTATCGAGTCATTATGGAAATTTACTAAAGATTACCTAGTTCCTTTATTTGAGTTTACTTTAGTTCGCGCTATCGAAGGCGTAGGCCGAGCAATTGGCGCAATCCTTAATATTGTCGGAAGTGTTGTAGATGGTATTAAATCAATTGTTAGCGCTGCTATTAGCGGCATTAATACTCTTATTTCGGCCATCAATAGAATCCCGGGCGTTAATATCCCACTAATCCAAACACCTTCATTCTTAACGACTGCCGGTGGCGTAGGGATGCAAAGAGTCGGCGCTATTACTTCAACGGACTCAAGCGGTTCAACTTTCACTTCCAGCTCTAATGCTTCAACAACTACTTCCGGCGGTGGAACTTCAACTGGCACAAGTAGAGCAACCAGTTCAGCAGCTTCTAAGTTTGCCGGTATCCCCATTATTGATGCTCTTGAGCAATTAGATAATGCTCTTAAATTAACTAACCGCCAATTAAAGTCAGGCGAGATTAGTCCTTATGTAGCTCAACAAAGACTAGACCAATTCATAGCAACTAGAGACGAACTGACCCGAAGCATTAACGTCAATGTCTATGCCCCTAGCGCTATGGATCAAACAGGATTTACTCGAGCAGTAGTAGACGCTCTTAACAGCGTAGAACGACGACAAGGCGGCGGAGCTAGCCAGCTAGTAGGGTTATGACACTCTGGAATCCTGAGTATCGCGTCAAAGTAAACGGCTACACAGTAACCAGCGCAACCCTAGCCGGAATGACTATAACCTCCGGCCGAACTGACATATACGCGCAACCTCAAGCCGGCTACTGCAACCTTTCACTCCTTGAGACCAATGAATCGTCGGTTAATTACGAAATCAATATGCCACTTACAGTCGAGGTCAAAGACTCTAACGGCGATTACGTTTATCTATTCGGCGGCTTTATTAGCGACCTTAATATCGAAGTAGCAACCTCAGGATCTACGGCACTAAGTCAGCGAATCAATATCGTAGCCGTTGGTGCTTTGGCTCGATTGGCTAGAGCTATATTCGAGGGCAATATCGCAAGCGATATGGATGGCGACCAGATTTACACAATTCTTAGCGGTGTCTTATTTGATACTTGGGACGAAGTTCCCGGCGCTGTTACTTGGAATGATTATGACCCGACTGTTACTTGGGCTAATGCGGAAAATAGTGGATTAGGCACAATTGACCAGCCGGGAGATTACGAGCTTGATTCACAAAGCAACGTTCTAAATAACGTCTATGCAATAGTAAGTGGCTTGGCTACTTCAGGCCTTGGCTATATTTACGAAGATGCCCAAGGTCGCATCGGTTATGCCGATAGCACTAGACGAGGCGAATACTTAGCCGCTAACGGATATGTAGACCTAGACGGCAATCACGCAACCGGGTCAGGGCTTAACATAGTCAAGCGAGCTGGCGACGTTCGCAACGCCATTACAATTACTTACGGCAGCGCTGGGAATCAATCAGTCACCGACTCAGATGCCGCTTCAATTGGTGACTACGGCCAATTAGCCGCTACAGTTTCAACGACGCTAAAGAATCAAGCTGACGCCGAAAGCCAAGCAGCGTTCTATTTAGCGCTTCGAGCATATCCTCAATACTTGATGAGTCGCATAACCTTTGAGGTAGGTAGCCCTGAGATTGATGACACCGACCGAGACAGCCTTCTAAATGTATTTATGGGCTTACCGCTAAACATTCAGAATCTTCCTTCTAATATGGTTGGCGGAGAGTTCCAAGGATTCGTCGAAGGATGGACTTGGCGAGCTGGATACAACCGATTAACTCTTGACCTAAATGTCTCACCTATCTCTTATTCTCTCCAAGCCTTCCGTTGGAATAACGTCCCAATCACCGAGACTTGGCAGACAATAGATCAAACTATGACTTGGTTAGACGCTACAATAGTAAGCTAAAGGAGAACAATGGCAAACACAACTAATTTCAACTGGGAGACGCCTGACGATACGGACCTCGTCAAAGATGGTGCTGCTGCCATTCGCACTCTCGGCAATTCAATAGATACCTCATTCGTTGACCTTAAAGGTGGAACAACCGGACAGGTATTAAGTAAGAATTCCAACACAGATTTAGATTTTACTTGGATTGCCAACGATCAAGGCGACATTACTGCGGTTACTGCTGGAACAGGTATAACGGGCGGTGGAACGACTGGTGCGGTAACGATTACAAATGATATGGCTACTACTATTACGGCAGCTGGAGACATTGTTGTTGGAACAGGTAATGCGACTTACGACAATTTACCGATTGGAACAACTGGACAAGTATTAACTGCTGACACAACGGTGTCACCTTACAAAGTAAAATGGGCAACAGTTTCATCCGGTTCGGATTGGTCTTTATTAAATACAGGTGGCACATCTTTAACAAGTGCGACAACAATCACAGTTTCGGGCATAAGTGGTAAAGATAAAATTATGATTTTATGGAAGGGCGCAAGCACAGTAACTGGAACAGCGCCATATTTATATATTAGATTGAACGGCGATACAACTGCTAAATACTACCAATTTGGATACGCATTAACTTTTCCAACTACTTATAGTGCTACTGCAATTCAATCGGGAAGTGGTGTAAGTGGTTCTGCAGGTAATGGTTTTGAAGTCGGATATAATTCCAATGCTACAGGTGAAAATAATGGTCATATTATTGTGACTGGTTGCAATTCATCAGGCGTAAAAGTGGCTACAGGTATGAGCGGTTCAACAAATGGGGCAGCAAATCAAAGGTCTTATTCATTTGGTGGGTATTACGATTCCAGTTCTACAATTTCATCCGTATCTATTTATTCTGACAACGGCAATTTTGATGTTGGAACGATTTATGTTTATACAAGCGCTTAGGAGATATTATGAAAATTATTGAAAAAGAATATAATGTTATAACTGGCGAAACCACCATAACCGAGCGAGATGAAACTGCGCAAGAGCAAGCGGAACGCTTAGAGCGAGAAGAAAAATTTGCTCAGGCACAAGCTGAAGCCGCAGCCAGAGAAGCACAACGCCAAATTATCCTTGATAAGTTGGGATTAACTGCCGATGAAGCAAAACTCCTTATAGGCTGATGGCTAAACTTTGCAAAGCCGGCGTCCAACTTAGAGAACAAATAGACGATGATTATCCGAGTCGCGACCGCCGTAGTGATGGTTGGATTGCTGATAGTCGTCATCTCGCTAAAGGCACTTCAGACCATATCCCGATTAATGGAATCGTCCGAGCAATCGATATAGATGCTGACCTTCAAGCTCACAAAGAAGAAGCGCACAGCCTCGCAGAGAAAATCCGTAAGTGTGCCAAGCGCGGCGATAAGCGCATTAAATACGTTATCTATGATGGGCGGATTGCGTCATCTATCCTCCGGTGGAAGTGGCGTAAATACAAAGGCGCAAACCCTCACCGCTCTCACATTCATATCAGCTTTAACCCGTCCGGGGATTCCGACGGATCTTGGTTCGACCTTGAAGGAGAGAGATGAAAGACCTAATCACTAAAATCAAATCACCAGAATTTAAGGAAGCGTTTAAGGATTACTGCTTAGCAGTTGCAGCTTCAGGCGTAACACTTGGCGTCTCATTTCTTCTTGACTTCGCTCCAGAATACGCAGTGCTAATCGGTGCTATCACAGCTCCAGCTCTACGCTGGGCAGACAAGAATTCCAAGCAATATGGACGCAAGTAACGTCGCAGCCTTTATAGCGTCCGTTCTCGGATCTATTGGCCTACTTATCGCCGGCCTTCGCTACATAATAAAACTTGAGAACCTTCCGCTAATTTCGAGACTTGACAAGTTAGAATCTACCCTTGAAATCGCTTTAGCGGAAAGGATTAAGAGTGGCACAAAGAAAACGCGTCGCTAAAAAGCCTGTTAAACGCCGTAAGCGCACAGTTAAAGAACTTCCTACAAAGCTTGACTTTTGGGCTATTGCAGCTCAAGAGATTTACAAATCCTGTCGTAAAGCCGGTATGAGTGAAGAACTAGCTCTTGCCTTTGCTATGGATAGAGATAGCTGGCCGGATTGGGTAGTAGACCCTTCAGATCCAATTAAGAAGATTGGATGGGAAGACGGCGAGGAAGACGTCTAATTTACTTTAGAGAGGTCGAACTCTTTGAGGCGCTAAAGGCCGAATTTCCGGACTTAACGCCACTATCGGCGACCGACCGAGCCGACGGCATAACCGGCGACGCATACATAGAGCTAAAGTGCCGTAGAACTCATTATCCAACTCTTATGATTGAGAAGAAGAAGTGGGATTACTTGGCCGAAATAAGGGCTAGAACGGGCGCTAGGACGCTTTACATCAACTCGACGCCTAAAGGTATCTACGAGTTCGATTTAGGGGCTATAAACGAGCCTGAATGGCTTTGGCAGAACCTTCCTAGTAAGACTGATTTCGCAGGCTCTCAGCAAATAGGAAAGTGGGTGGGATATTTAGACCTGCGACACTCCCGACTCCTACTTGCCTAAATAGATTTATCTAAATACATTTAGCCAGTAAATCCATTTACCTAGGGTTTACAAGGGAGCTAAATGTTAAAAATAGATGCTGTAAATACATTAAACGCAGCGGAAAACTACATTAATAAGGGTTGGGCTGTTATGCCTTGCCTTCCTAAATCTAAAGAACCTCACTTTGGCTTGATTAAGAGAGCTTATTTAGATTCGACAAAGGATTTAGATTTAGTCAAATTTTGGCTAAAACTAGATCCTAATATGAATCTAGGTATTAGTGCTTTGCACTCTGGCTTAGTGATTCTCGATATAGATTTCCGCAACGGCGGTGAAATAGACAACTCTTGGGATAAGACTTTTACTGTCAAAACCGGAGATGGCGTTCACCTTTACTATCAAGACACAAATCCGGGGCAATATAAAAGCGGTATTACCGGAATCGATGTCAAATATAAGGGTTATGTAGTGGCTGCTCCGTCTATACACCCAAGCGGCAGTCATTATGAAATCCTAAACGATATGAATCCAGTTGCACTTCCCGAGTCAGTTCAGGAGCAGATATGCAAACTATCTTGGTAATTAAGTTTGATGCTCAATCCGGAGCTTGGACTGATGGTAAAAATTATGTTAAAGGCCAGATAATCAGGCGATACGCAATTGAGAATCTAGGCCGCAAAGCTGGCCGGGGTCGTTTATCCCGAAAAGAAATTTCTGACTATTGGCTAGATAGATTCGGGGTGAGTGCAGATGTTGAGTAATTTAGTTATTTACTTCTTAACAGCCCTATTAGTTTATCAGGCCTACAAAATCGAAGGCAGAGAAGATAGAGCCTTCCGTAAAGGATATGAAAGGGGGCTAAAGGATGGACGAGGAACTTATGGAAAGGTCTCTCAATGAGTGGATTGAAGACGCTAGAGACACCCTCAACGACAGGGGGTTCGAATATGGTGATCCGAGAGACAATCTATTACGCATTTTCCAAATCGGAAAGTGTCTCGGTATTCAGCTGCGAGACCCATCTGACGTCGCTTTGCTTTTTATCGCGACGAAGCTCTCAAGAATGGTGGAGAGTCCGGGGCGCGAGGATTCGTATATCGACCTCATTGGATACAGCGCAATCTTATCCAGAACCCGATTTACCGATTGGAGCGACTTTGACGCTTTTGAGAAATAGTAATCCGAGTCAATGGTGCGACATCTGTAAGCAACGCTACGGATCTCATCGAGGCGAATGGAATCTAAAGGCTCAGAAACCTGCTTATTGGAAATGCGTTAGCCAAAGTCCATTAAGAAGAAACCAAGTGCGCTTCTATTGTCTGGATTGTGCTAACGATGTTCAGAACTGGCCTGATGGCACATTTTATTCATTAAAAGAACAGCTCTTAGATGGTCTAAGAGGAGCAACAGAAAGGTTGAATTTAGATGTCGAATTACCTAGATAACTACGTAGGAGTTTGGGAACGCTTTGCAGAATTCACAAAGGCACACCCGGACTATCGCGTAAAGACTCACGTATTGGCCGAATCACTAGCAAAGGAGTGCGATGTTTATATCGTCAAAACTGAAATCTTTAGAACTGAAGTTGATGCTAATCCTTGGACGACGGGTCTATCTTCAGAAGTCAAAACAAAGCAATACGCGCTTGAACTTGCAGAAACTGGC